GGTGCGCATCGTGGGTGCCCAAGGAAAGGCTGAGCGCGAGGCCGTCGAGACCGTCGCGAACGAGTTTCTCCCGGTTGGAGACGACGGCCTCCGGCACCAAGGGAAGGCCGACCGGGAGATCTTGCGGCGTGACCACCTGGTTGCCGAGCAGCGCCGCAAGTCAGCCATTGGGGTGGCCGCTCGCGCTACCCGTGGGTTGCGCTCAAGTCAACCCACGGGTGAACCAGCGGGTCAAAGTCGGGTTGACCCGAACGCTACCCGTGGGTTGCGCTCAAGTCAACCCACGGGTGAACCAGCGGGTCAAAGTCGGGTTGACCCGAACGCGACCCCCCCAGCCCCAGCCCCAGCCCCTAACCCAGACCAACCCCCAGACCCACCCCCACTCCAACACGCGGGCGCGCGCGCTAGCACGGTGGGTTTCGCTGAATTCTGGGAGGCCTACCCGCGCAAGGTTTCCCAGGACGCCGCACTTCGAGCCTGGCTTTCGACGGTGGTAAACGGTGAAGCGGCCGAGATCATGGCCGCGCTCGCCTGGCAGGTCGAACTCGCCGAGTGGCAGCGCGAAGGAGGCCGCTTCGTCCCCAAGCCCGAGACGTACCTGTTCGACCGTCGCTGGACCGACGCGCGGCCCCGGGATCCCTTCCTCGATGGAGAGGAGGAAGCTGCGTGACCAAGCAGGAATTCCAGGATGGTTTGGCCAGGCTGCGGCTTGCGTTCGACCTACAGCCGATCCGACCGGAGGTGCTCTTGGTGTGGTACGCGGACCTGCGCGCGATCGGCGCCGAGGAGTGGACGGTGATCCTGCGGAGGATCCGGTTCAATGAGGAGCGCTTTCCGGCAAACTTTATCCGGTCCGTGAAATCGTACCAGGAGCCGAGCCAGCAGCGGCCGCTGGAGCTGGGTGATTTGCGATTCACGCCGGAGGACGAGGCGGCTGCTCGGGAGTTCTTCTCGCGGGCGCGGGAGATTGCGGGGGCTCACGAGATGGCCGGGGCCGAGGAGGAGGCCGAGCGCCGTGAGGAGCTCCGGCGCCAGGCGCGCCTGATGGGCGTGGGAGCGGCTGCGTCTTGAGCGGCGAGCGCCGAGTCGGGTGCGCCGTCGTCGCCCGGATCCTCGGCGTCAGCGATCGCACCGTTCGCCGCTACTGCGAAGACGGATTGATTCCACCGGCCCACTACCACCTCACGCCGGGCGGGCACTACCGGATCGACCTCGACCAGGTGCAAAGAATTCTTTCGTGGGTTGAAGAAAGTCGGACAAGTCGGACCGCGACTCAGGAGGAAGCGTCGTAGCCTGAGCGCGTGAACGGTTGCACGTGGAACGCAACGGCTCCCGATGACCTCGGGGGCCGTTTTCTCTTGAGGCGCCCGTGAGCGCCACCGGCCGCCCCCCGAAGTACGATCCGCATCTTCACCCGCAGCTCGCCGAGGCCTGGGCGACCGCCGGGAAGATCGACGTCGAGATCGCCGAGAAGCTCGGTATCTGCGAGGACACCTTCTACGCCTGGCGGCAGAAATACCCAACGTTTTCCGAGGCCATAAAGCGCGGCAAGGCCACTCCCGACGACAAGGTCAAGCAGGCCCTCTTCCATCGTGCCATCGGCTACTCGCACGAGCACGAGGAGATCTTCTGCCACATGGGCCAGGTGACCCGCGTGGCAACGGTGAAGCACTACCCGCCGGACACCGCGGCCTGCTTCATCTGGCTGAAGAACCGCCTCCCCAACGAGTGGCGCGACAAGGTCGAGCTCTCCGTGAAGGACGAACTCCCAACCCCCGCGGAGATCCGGGCCCGCGCCGAGTTCCTGCTCGGCCGCCTCGAGGTGCTCAGGCGCCAGGTGATGCTGTGCCCGGGATCCAGGCCATGAGCGCCGCCGTGGCCGAGCTGCCCCCGCGCGAGGAGATCGAGCGGGAGATCGCCCTTCTCGGTGGCGAGCTCGAGGACCTGACGAGCTCGAACTCGAGCGTCTTCTTCCAGCCGAGCCCGGCGCAGTTCCCCGTCCTGGTGCAGATCGACGAGGTCCTGGAGGGCAAGCCGAAGAAGATCATCGCAATCTACTTCTTCGCCGGCAACGGCACCGGGAAGACCCGCCTGCTCAAGGAGATCGCGGTCAACCTCATGCTGGGCCCGCAGAACGACTTCTTCGACATCCCATTCTTCCAGAACTTCCCGCGGCCCTGCCGGATCCGCTGCACCTCGACCCAGAAGGCGCTCGACGAGGGCCTGATCCGCGAGCTCAAGGACGGCCTGGCCAACCACCTGAAGCCCGGGTACCCGAAGAAGGCCGGACAGACGTATGAGTCCCGGTTCGTCACGAAGAACGGCTCGCGCCTGGACCTGCTGACCTCGAACATGGCCGTGACTCAGCACGCCGGCGCCGCGTGTGACGCGATCCTCAAAGACGAGCCGATGCCCAAGGAGATCTCGAACGAGGACGACGCGCGGTTGCGCCACGGCGGCCCGGTGTTCCACTTCCTTACCCCGGTCGACGAAGACGGCATGAGCCCGAACGTGAACTGGATCTTCGAGCGCATCGCCGACGCCGACGAAGGAACGTACCCGGACACCTACGTGGTCTACTCCGACTGCTGGGAGAACTGCAAGACCACCGCGAAGACCGTCACGGTCAACGGAAAGAAGTACGAGCTGCGGGGCACCGTGCCCGAGGAGACGGTCCAGAGCAACTACAACCGCTGGGCCGCGGATTCCCCGGCGACCCTGCAGGCCCGGTTCTTCGGCCGGCACGTGCGCGAGCTGGGCAAGGTGCTCACCTTCTGGGACAAGAAGCGCCACGTGATCCCGGACCATTCGCTGATCCCGGCCCCGCACTGGTACCGCCTGGCGCACCTGGACGTGCACCCCGACAAGGACGACGTCCTGGTCTACCTCTACGTCACGCCGATGAACCAGGTCATCGTCTACCGCGAACTGCTGCTCTCCGGGTTGGTCGACGAGAACCGCAAGGAAATCCTGGCGCTGTACAACCAGCACGGCGTCCCGGACATCCAGCTGATCGACCCGCTGGCCTGCACCCCGAACCGCGTGGGCGGGAAGACCGTCATGCAGACCTACAACGCCGGGAAGACCTCCATCCGGTTCGCGAGCGCCGGCCTCGAGAAGGTCGACAAGACGATCGGCATCGACAAGATCAAGGCCCTGCTCAAGGGGATCCCGGACGGCATGGTGGACGGCAAGCCGCGCCTGAAGCCCCTGCTCTTCGTCTCCGACGCCTGCCCGTACACGATCCGCCAGGCGGATCGCTGGATGCGCAACCCCAAGACCGGGCAGCCCGAGAAGAAGCACGACGACACCTGGGAGGGGATCTACCGCCTGGTGCTGAACATCCCGATGCACGGCCGGGCCACGCGCCGCGAGGTCATGGCGCGCGGACAGCGGCCGAACTCCAGCCTGGTCGCCCCCCGGAGGAGCCGGTGAAGAAGATTAAGCACATCAAGCTCTCCGAGCCCGAGCAGCGGCTGCAGAAGGCTGAGATCGAGGACGCCAAGGGCGGCCTGGCGGTGCTGAGCGACAAGCGCAAGCGCGACCGGGACGCCTTCTACCGTGAGCCCTACGGCAACGAGAAGGACGGCCGCTCCCAGCTGGTCACCGCGGACGTGAAGAACTACGTGCACGGCTCGCACCCGCACCAGATGAAGCGGTTCCTGGCCACCGACCAGAAGGTCACCTACGACGGCCCCGACAAGATGGTCGCCAAGGCGCTGAAGGTCCTGGTGCGCAATGCGATCCGGGACCAGGGCGGCTTCAAGTTCTTCAACGACGCGCTGCTCGACGGATCCATCTCGCGCTTCGGGGTCGCAAAGATCTTCTGGCGGCGCATCTGGGACGAGGAGCGCCGCAGCGCGTTCGCCGGCGACGACGGCCAGGGCCTCACCGCCGAGCAGGTGCAGCAGCTCTCGAAGAACAAGCGCTACCGCCTGGTGGGCGTCACGGAGATCACGGGACCGACCGTGGTGATGGAGGACCCCGGCGAGCCCGAGGCCGGGCTGCCGCCGGCGCAGTTCGTCATCGAGCAGGGCAAGCGCTACGCCGTCCTGGTTGCGCACCGCCCGCTGAAGGAATCCGGCCTGGTCTTCGATAACCTGCCGCCCGAAGAGTTCCTGCACGTCAGCTCGAAGAAGCGCATGAACGACCGCGAGGGCTGCGGGCACATCCGGCCGCTGAAGGTCGGCGAGATCCTGCGCATGCAGGAGCAGCTCTCCACCCCCGACGAGCCGTACTTCGATCCCGAACCGCTGCGCCGGGCCCTCTCCGAGAACGACACCGGATCGGCCGCGGGGGATCCGACCTCGATCGAGCAGGAGGCCCGCGAGCTCGAGGATCTGACCTCTCAGGCGCCGGCGCAGGACCGGGGCCCCGCTGCGGATAGCGCCGACCAGGGGGAGTACAACCTGCGGGCGACCCGCTGGGTCGTGGAGTGGTACTCGTGGGTCGTCTCTGGCAAGAAGCTCATCCCGGCCGTGACCACCTGGGTCGGCAAGCTCCCCTGCAGGTGCGTCGAGAACGAAGAGGGGATCATCCCGTTCCCCGGGTGGAGCCCGTACCCGTACCCGCACAAGCTCATCGGCGGCGGGATCGCCCAGGACCACGCGGACGAGCAGGAGGCGAGCACGAACCTGCTGCGGGCCTTCCTGGACTCGGTCGGCTTCCAGATCGACCGCGCCTGGCGGGCGGATGCCAGCGTGGATCCGCTCGGGCTGATGGACCTCTTCCCCGGGAAGGTCGTCACCGGGGACACCGGGAGCATGGAGCCCCTGGACGTCGGAGCTCCGGACATCTCCATCCTCCGCGCGATCGAGCTGCTCAAGCAGATGGCCGAGGAGAAGGGCCCCGGCAACCGCATGAGCCAGGGAAGCGAGACCCCGGAGGCGAGCAAGACCGCCACCTGGGTGACCATGAGCAACCGGGCGGCGCTCAGTAAGGAGGACATGATCTCCCTGGCGTTCGCGGAACTGTTCCTCGTGCCGGCCTACAACATCAGCGCCTACCTGCTCAAGAACAACATGGAACCGACCAAAGTCATCGTCGAGGGCCAGGAGGTCGAGCTCTCCCAGGAGTCGCTCAAGGGCGACTACCGGGCCCGCGCCGAGATCGGCCTGGACGTCGACTTCGACGATCGGGCGTACGGGAAGTACGCAGGCCTGCTCCAGATGGCCCTCCAGGTCTCGAAGGCCTACCCGGCGCTCTTCCCCCTGGAGAAGGTCTACGCCCTGGCCCGCCGCCTGCTCAGCGCCGCCGGCGAGCAGGACCCCGGCGAGCTCGTCGCCGCTCCGCCCGAGCAGCTCAAGGGGTGGTTCCCGGGGATCGAGGCGTTCCAGCCGCCCCCGCCCGCACCCGGGGGCCCGGCGGGCGCCGGCGGCGGTCCCGCTGGCCTGCTCGGCCCCGGGGCTGACGACGCCGGCCGAGACTACTCCGCCGGCCAGGACACGAGCCAGCCCGACGAGCTGGTCTTCGCGGGGTAGGTGCAGATGAGCCAGGCGCAACAGGAGCACCAGACCAGGGCCCGCCAGCTGATCGAGGAGCGCATCCGCCGGGGCCTGCCCGCGGCCGAGGCGCTGTCCATGCCCGCGGTGAGGGAAGAGATCGTCGGCCAGATCGCCAAGGTGCTCGAGGTCGTGCTCGAGCAGGACGTCACCGCGGCGGACGCCGGCGAGCGGCTCAAGTCCGCCGTGCTACCGGCTCAGGCCGCCCATCAGCTCTATCGAGCGCTGGTCGGCAGGGTCGCCGCCAAGCGAGCAGCGGAGGAAGAACTTCGCCGGCTCGACGAACAAGACCACAGGAGGCAGTCGTGAAAAAGCAGAACGCCGAGGAAACGCTGGACACCTTGGACGGGCACGAGGAAGAGGCCGCCGGGTCTGGGTCGCAGGCCGAGGAA